ACCACCAGCTAATGCTACACCTATTGATGTACCATTGACTGCTACTGCATGTGCACCTACAAGATCTTCATCTCTTCCAGCCTGTAATGTGCCATCTCTTTTAATTAAATAGTGGTATCCAATCGTGTCAAAGCCACGATCTTTATGCCACTCAGTTACTTTTGCTACATCAACATCCATATTTGGTGGAGTTTGTGTACAGTGTATTACTATTGTATCAGTTATTTCACGTTTGTCCATTATGTAAATAGTCCCAGTATTGTTAATATTGTTGCACCTAACCCACCTATTAATACATATAATATCTTGTCTATCTTACCATGTAGTTTATCAATATCATCATGCATGTGTTTTAAGTGATTATTTTTTATTGTGCTAATCTCCCTTTTTAGACCTGTTATATACCCATAAATGGATATAAAATGTTCACTGGTTGTTTTAGGTTGTTTAGCCATTATTCTTTTGGTAAAAATTGTTTAAAAGGATCTTCTTTTTCTTCTTTATCATCTTTATCAAATAATTCTTTAAATTGTGTGCCTATATCTTTTGCTTTTTCTTTTACAGCTGTTCCTATAGTTGATGGAAACTCACTTAATGGCACAGCTTCTTGAGTTTCAACTGGAACATTAACTGCTTTTATATATCTATTTTTAATTACTTCATATTTTTTATTTAATTTATCAACTTCTTTATTGTAATCTAATTGTGATATTTCTCCCCTATTAAATTTTCCAGCTTCTATTCTTATTTGTTCCTGTATACCTCTAACTTTTCTTCTAAATTCAAAACTTTTTATAGCTTTTAATCTAGTTATATCTGTTCTATTTACTTTGATACCAATAGTATTTAAAAAAGCAATAAGCTCAGTTCTATCTTGTTTTAATGGTCCTGGTTTTTCTTCTCTTGCTCTCTCTATTCTTTTAGTAGAGTAAGAAAATGGAACAAATGGAAAATTAGGTATTAATCTAGAACCAACAGCTTTTGACCTTATAAGTAAATCATCAAAGTCAGATATACCTTGACCTTTTATTTTATCTTTTCTAAATAAATCATAACCTACCATTGGAAATAATACATCACCAGCCACACCAAAACTAGGTTGAAGAGGTGCTGGCATTAAAGGTAGTGCAGTTCCAGAACCTAAATCTAATACATCACCACCTGGAACATATCTAGTTATGTCTATATAGAATGAACCTTCAGGTTGTCCAGGCAAAGCTGCATTTGGTAATTTGATATTTCTATGTGGTAAGAATGGTAAACCAAATACTCTTCCTTGTTTTTGTTCAGCCATTGCAGCTCTTTCTGCTTCAGGTGCACCTTCACCTAATAGTTCTCCAGCATTATTTAATGCATAACCTGCTACTGCATATTTTACAAATTTCCAAGGTCTTACTATAGCTGTCTCTGCAAGTATAGGAATAACTCTGTATGTGTATGCTAAGAAAGGTGTTACTGAGTTCCTTAATAAGTTAATACCTGGTGCACTAATATTATAATCTATAAAAGATTTTCTAGCATCTAATGCAGCGTCTGATACAGAGTAGCCTTTATCTAATCTATCCATAAATAATGCAAGTCTAAATATTGCATCTTCAGATCTATAATACTCACTTAGTTTCTGTAATCCTAACTTTTCTTTCTTTATCAAATCTTGATAAATACCAGTTGCAATGTTTACAGCATTTTCTGCAAAATCTTTATCATCACTAACTTTATAAAAATTAGGTTGTATATTTTTTGGATCAAGAAATTCTAATTCTTTTGTTACATAGTCTACATCAAATACGCCATGTTTTTGTGCTTCTTCTAAAACTTTTGAAGATTTACCATTTGCTGCAGCTCTAAATGCTTTTGCTGCAGGTAATAAATATCCTAAATTACCATCTACTAAATCTGTTAATACAAAATTACTTACAATATTATTTACATGTACTGTTGGGTTCCATGCAGTTTTACTAGACTTCCATACTTGATTTAATTTTCTATATGCTTTAAAAAATCCAGTAGGTTTTTCACTAGCTTTATATATAGCAACTAAATTATCATAAACTTCTTTTGGTACAAATTTTCCTGCTAGTTTACCATATATTGGCTGTATAGTCCCATCTCTTACAGTTAATGGCATTTTAATTAAGTTAGATTCTTCTATTTCATCTTGAGAGGGTTTTGTTTTTACAAAAGGTAACTCTGCTATATCTGCATAAAATTTATATTGTGGTAAAGTTTTAGACATTAATCTACCAGTTTCCAATATTGCAAAAGCACCATCTTCTATCTCATCCATACCTAAACGTTCTTGCTTAGTATATTCCCATCTAACATTTACATTTCTATCATTAGCTTTAGTAGGATCTTTAGCTAATTTTTTAATTAGTTCAGGTGTTGCTTTTTCTGATTTATTACCTATTTTAATATTTCCAAATAACTCCCATCCATTATGATTTTCTAAGGGTATTGATTTACCTGTGTCATCTAAAGTAAATGCTTTTGTTTTACTATATTTTTCAACCCACTCTTTAGGTGATATTTCTTCTAGCACACCTCTTGCTCTTAATTCAGAACCTATTTTAGCAAGATCTTCACCCCCATAAGTTCTTCTTATATATCTTTGTATATTTCTTAATGCAGTCTCTTCTGTTATTAAACCTGCTTGAATATACATTTGAGTTACTTTTGTAATATTTTCTCTAGCTTTTTTTGCAATTCTATTTAATGTTTTTGAAGGAACATCATATGTAATATCGCCTTCTAACATATTATACAAAACTCTTCTCTCGTCAACAGTTAATTGTTGTGCTTCTTGTGCTATTCTTAAAGCATCTAATTCTAATTTACCCCTAAGACCACCTAAATCTTCTGCCTGTAATTTTTTTATTTCTTTTGGTAATTTATATCCATCAATTAAATTTTTTCCTAAAAACTGTGTTAAAGTAAGATCATCTGCAATTTTAACTTTACCACCTACATGCATACCTGCTGCACCAGCCATAAAACCTAAAACAGCTCTACTAAATCTTTCTTTTGTATTATTATCAGCTTCTGGTAAAGAAAAACCTGTGGCTGCCCCAACTAAACCACCACCTAATTCAGGTCCTAAACCTTTTTCTGCTGTAAAATAATTAAATGCAGGTCTACCTATTTTTGATTGATACAGTTTTGAAGTTTTACCTACACCTTTAACAATTGGCTCTGTTACAGAACTTACTACAGGTTTTACATAATTACCAAGTATTGATTTAAAAAATTCTCTAGGTCCTCTTAAAATAAAATTTTTATTATTTTGTTTATTTTTATTTAAAGATCCAGGCATGTCATTTATTTGTTCAATAGGTTTAATCTTTATATTTTTTCTTATTTGAACTACTTCTTCACCTCGACCTTTTACTTTTTTACCACGTTTATCTTTTAAACCAATAGTTACATCTTCTTTACCTGGTAATCTTACTTTAACTAATTGGTCTTCTGGTATATCTTTTATATCTGGTGCTTCCTGATCTAAACCAAAACTTTTTTTAAGTTTTCTAACTTTTGCAACTTGTAATATTTTACCTAATGCTGGTGTTAGTATAGCACCACCAACAGCCCCTGCCCCTGCCTGTGCTGCTCTTGTTTTAAAAAAACTAGTTTCATCTACATAACCTAATGCACCTGCAAGTGCACCTGAAACTGCACCAAACTTAGCCATTTGATATAGATTTTTACCTCTTAATACTGGTATTAACCATTGTACAGGATCTAGTATTGCACCTCCAAAATACGCTGCTGCTATTAAACCACCACCTTCACCTTGCATAGCTGCATTTAATTTTGCTTGTTGTTCTTTTAAAGTGTCTTCCATAAGATACACTTTTTCACCACCAATTATTTGAGTTATACCTCTAATAGTATCTGTTAAACCTAATTTAAATGCATCACCTATACCAAATTCTTCTTGATCATCAGAAAATAGTTTTATACTTTCTTTATCTTTTACATCACTTGGTAAAAATTGATTAAAAGGATCTTCTTGATCCATATCTAGTTCTAAATTTTTAAATAAAAATTTATCGTCTGGATTTTGATCTATTTTAAATTCATTTTGTAGTGGCTGATTTTTAACATCATTAGGAATAAATATGTCAAAAACATTACCAGATTTTACATTCTGGTCCTGCTTGACATCATCTGGCAAGAATTGATTGAATACGTTTTCAGCCATTATTACAATGTAAAATCGTCTGGATTTAATCCTAATTTTTTAAGTTCTTCTCTAACAAATTGTCTAGCATCATTAGCTAATTTTTCTTTTTCATCATCATCTACACTAGATTGATTTATTTTACTTATAGTATTTCTTAACCCATCTAATAGAGAAGACGCTGATCCAAAACCACCACCCTCTTTTGCTCTTTTACTTTGTATGTTAATACCTATATTTTCTTTAGGTCCTATTTGGCTAACATCAAATTTTGTACCATCATTTGCTTTTGCTTTAGTTTGTACTTGATTTTGATCTACCTGTGGTGCATCAGTAGTTTTTTGTGGAGTCATATAGGCATCATAAGTAGTAGGATAATTATCTATACCTTGAGTTTCTAATATAGATTTTATATATTTATCTCTTGCATAAGTTGCAAAACCAAAAGGATAATTATTAGCTTTAACTTCATCAAAACCTTCTTTTAAAAATTTTACATCATCAGCTAAATCACTTTCTTCACCTACATTAAAATTATAAGTTCTAGTATTAGTATCAAAAAAATTAGTGTTAAAATTAGAATTAGCTTTACTAGCTGTAGATGAATGTCTTGCATTATTAACATCATAGTCATTACCACTACCACCCTCAATATCCATTATAGATTTCGTTGGCATCATAGGGACATCACTTGCAGCTGCAGTTTGAGTGTCAGTAGTTCCTGTAGGTTGCTCTTGACCTATACCAACTTCAGTTGGATCTTCTCCTTCATTAGGAAAAAAATAGTTCATCATATTCATAGATCCAGGACCGCCTGGCATATTTGAAAGTAAATCTCTTGTCTCTGCAGTTCTTTCATTAAATGATTTAATTCTACCTTTTTTTCTATCAACAAATGTACTTTCTATTTTATATTGATCTTCATTACTTAAATCTTTAATTTGTTTTAAAAATAATCTTGTTGAAGCATCATTTGCTGTTGCACCTATTGCATCGGCATAATTACCATATACAGGAGACAATGTGCTAGATATTAAGTTCATATTATTTTCTCTTGTTTCCTCTTGTTTTATAAATGCAGGTTTATCAACTTCAAAATATTGTCTTTTTGCATACTGAAGATTTTCATATTTTTCTTGATCTGCCTGTCTACGATCTCTTATTACTTCAGATATATATCCTGTTGCTATACCTCTTACTGCTCTAGAAATATCTACCATTATTTAGACTCCTCTGGTTTAGGTTTAGACATTAAACCTTTACTTTCTTTTATTTCTTCTTGTAATTCTTTTGCTGTTTTTTTAGCCTGTATATTTAATTGTACTGCAGATTTAATATCTTGTTTATTTGTTACATCATCTTGTGACATTTTAATATTAGGTACTTCTGCTACTACCCCTATAGTTGCAATCATTTTCATAACAGGTTCTGCTATTGTAAAAGCTACATCTGGAGTAAATCTACCATTTAAAAATCCACCAAACAAAGCAGTTCTAGCTATTGTCTCAACTGGAACACCAGCATCTAGCATAGCAATTATTTGTTCTGCTCTTTCTGGTTCTGTCATTTTTGTCCACAAATATTCTGTAGCTTCTTCCATAGTCGGATATTGTGGTGGATGTTCCCAAGGATAATTACCTGGGGTGTCTGTTAGTGATTGACCAGGAATAGGTGTATCAAAAGGATTACCTATACCTTCTCCAAATTCGTCTTCCATATTAACTCCTTATACTACTTTTTTTCTAACTAAAGTTCTTTTAACTTTATAATCATCTGTGTAAAATTTACTAAGTCTTGCATCCCATGCAGAATTTAATGTGGCAAAATTTACTACTTCAGCATATCCTTTACCAGTTCTACCATAGCTTGGTTTAAAGGCTTGCATTCTACCACCAAATTGTGGCATGGTTACTCCTGTATCTATTATATCTAAATCTCCTCCACCACCACCTTGAGATTTTCTATCAAATAAAGCACCACCTATAAACTCTCCTACTTTACCACCTATAGCAGCACCTTTAGGTCCACCTATTGTATTTCCTACCCATGTTGTAGCTGCTTTAATTCCATTTTTAAATAAGTCTTTTAACATTTATACTCCTATAAATTAAATCCAAATTTTCCAATCATTTGATATAATGCATCTTTAGATTTTTGATCTTGTAATTCAAATGCTGTAGATCTTTCCATAGCTGCCATAGCTAAGTTATGATTTCTATTATTAGCATTTTCTGAAGATGTATTTACCCAAGATGCTTCATCTCTCCACTGTTGCCATAATGATGATAGTGCCCAGTTAGAAAGATTTAAAACATTTTGTGCATTAGCTTGGTTAGCTGCATTTACTGCAGATGTATTAGCTGTATTAATAGCTCTTCTCCAAACTACATTTGATTGGTCTATTTCTCTTTGATTGTTAACATTAAATTGTTGTCTTTGATTTTCTAAAGTTGCATTATATTGATTTAATGCAGCTTCTCTTTTTGCATTTGCTTCATTTACTGCAATAGTATTTTGTGCATTTAATGCAGATGCTTTAGCTCTTTCTGCTTCTGCAAATTTATTCATACCATCAGTTCTAGCAGCATTTTGATCTGAAATAGTTGTACTTAGCTTATCATAAAATTGATTAACTTGATTTTGACTTGTAGCATTAAATTGTGCTGCAACGTTAGCAGCTGCTTGGTCTGATAATAAAAATGCTTGTCTTGTATTTATATTTTGTAGATTGGTTTGTTGTCTATTAGACAAGTTAGCCATATCCATTTTAAGATAAGCCTGTGCATTTGTGATATTAGCTTGTTGGTTATTAGACAAGTTTTGAAATATCATCTGCTTATATGTAGCAGCATCTGCTGCCGCTATAGGTGTAGCAGATTGCATAATACCTTCAGCTAATGCTTCAGCAGCCATTGAGCTAGCACTTAGTCCTCTATTAGCCATAGCAGCTTCTGCTGCTTTTGCTGCTCCTCTAGCCCATACAGGTAATGGATTACCTGATGCTAGTGCTTGTTCTACTTCAGTTTGTAATTTACCTAATTGTCCTTTTACAGTTGCATCAGCAGTTACTGTTCCTGTTGCAGCTTGTGCAGGTGCTGTAAGACCTGTCATTTGTGCAGCTGTCACTGTAGGTGTAGCACCAGCAACTGTTGCAGCTGTAGTTTGTGCTGCTGCTGTAGGGGTAGGAGCTGTAACTTGTGTACCTGCTAAACCTGGTGTAGGACCTGTTATAGTAGGTGCTGCCGCTGTTGTAGGAACTGCTGCAGATAAACCTGTTGCTGCTGTTTGTCCTGACAGTGCAGTTCCAGTTAATAATTCTGGTGATTTTATATTTTGTAATTGTGGTGATATAGTTGTGCCTGTAGGTAAACTAGGTTTACCAGCTGCTAAACTTTCAATAAGGCTAACAGCTTTGGCACTACCTGTTTGTTCTTTTTGAGTAGGTGCTATCGACCCTTTCTGTAGTTTTACTTCATCTGGTGTTGCCATTATCTCCCCTGTCTATTGTATTTTTTAAACATTCTTTTTTCAGATTTGTTTTTACTTTTTTTATGTATCCTTGGTCTTTTTTTTGGTTTTGGTCTCTCAACATATGCTTTAAATTTTTTAGCCATTAATAACTCTATAACCTTTATACCATGCTGGTAAACCTATAAAAGGTCTCTTATCAAATTTATTTTCTTTTGCAGTTTTTAAGTTTGATTTATTGTAATGTAAAAATACTTGACCGCAATCTTTACCTTGAAATTCTTCTCTCCAGTGTTCTAAATCACAGCCAGAATATACTAACATATCTCCTGGTTTTAAATCTATTTTAACACCTGCTTGACCTTGCTTACCTGTAGGATCTAAGTATATTGGCCAAGAGTCACCTCCAAGATTTAATGTTGTTGATATTTCACAAGAGTATCTATCTTTATGTCTTGCAAGCACATCACCTTTTTTATATATTCTAGCATATGAATATGTTTCACTTAATTTTAATTTTGTTTGTTTTTCCATTATTGGTTTTACTTCTTGCAATAATGTTTCCATTGCAATGTCCCCATAATGTGAGTATGTGTTTGGAACTTGCTCATCATTCCATACACCAAAGTATTCTGTATATGGTGATATGTATTTTTCATCAAATAAAAATCTTGCTACTTTTCTTTTATTTAAAAAATATTTGTATACAAAATTTGCTAATTCTTCTGATATTGCTTTTTTAATAACTGTGTATTTATTTTTTTGAAATGACATTTTTAATAATATTTTTCCCTATTAATTTTTTGTTTAACTTTATAAAATTTTTTATATAATCTGGTTTATTTTTAAGTGTATTAGTTTCTAAAGTAGTTTGTATAACTGCTTTTTTCATATTATCATTAACCTTAGACATTTAAAACTGAATTAGGTATAGCTTGGCAGTTCCAATGTATAAACCTAAATGGTTCGTATCCCATATCAACAACATATTGATGTGGCATATATGATGGAAAAAACATTAATCTACCTGGTTTAACTTGATAATGTATTTGTGATGATGCATAAGTAATTTTTGATTTATCTTTTTCTGGTAAAAGATTCATCATATTACCTGGTCTTGGATCTTCAAACATTGGTAATGATGTTTTTTCACTAGCTTTTAAAAAATAAAAACCAGACATGTGTCCATTCCAATGTGTATGTAAAGTATGGTGACCACCACCTTTTTTAGCAAACTCTTGAACCCACATTTCTGTTACAAAGATAGTATAATTAGATAAATCAAAACCCATTTCTAATAATAAATTGTAAGCAGTAGCACCTATATAATTTTGTAATTCTTTAAATTTAGGATCGCCAATTAAACTAGTAGAATGAAATACATGACCCATATCACCTTTGTCACCAAACTTTTTATTTCTTTTATCTATTTGTTTTTTTAAATTTTTTTGTGATTCTTTAATATAAGAATCTGATGCTTTATTTAATTTATTTACAAAACCTGGTTCATCAGACCACCATATGGGGCATGCAAAATATTGTTCTAAATTTAATTGTTTTGGAAATTGTAATTTTTTTTTCATATTCTCCTTATCTAAATGGGAAACCAAGATTCCATATTACTAAACTATATCTTGATCCTTTTTTTACTGGACAGACTCTATGCCATACAAATGAAGGGAATACTACTAAACTACCTTTAGGTAATACTTCAGTACATTTTATAATATTTCGTTTTTTATCTGGATCATTTTGTCTAAAATCAAATTCTAATTCACCACCTTTGTATTCTTTTGGATCTGATAAACTAACTGTTACAGATAATTTTCTTATCTTTTGATGTGATGGTGTATTAGGTTGATTATAGGGTTTATCCCAACTATCACAGTGCCAATCATAGAATTGTCCTTTTTCATATTTTGTAAATTGACAACTTTCTGAATAATCCCAATGAAAATTCCAACCTGCATTTCTATTTGCTTGATGTATATATGGATGTATTTCTTTATATATCCATCTATCATTCATCCAAACAATATTAGAATTTCTTTTTTTTTTTAAATCTTTTATTTGATTTTTATTTAATTGTCTATTTCCATAGCCACCTGTGACTGCCATTTGATCTTGTATAGATTTACCATACTTTACAATTTCATCACATATTCTTTCTGGTATTGCACTTTGAAAATACCAATAATAATTTGTTAAATTCATATTATATATTATACCTATATTTTATTAAAAAGTCAAGGGGTATAATTTTATGATATTGTTAATGTTCCTGTTACTGTAAATCTAGCCACTTTATCATTAGCTGGACCTACACAAGCACTTAACGTATTTGTTCCTGGTGCAACGCTTGCTGTTGTTGATCCTGGGAATCTTACTATTACAACTCCAGAACCACCATTTCCACCAGATTGAGATGATGGATAAGCAGTACCACTACCACCCTTACCTGTGTTATCTCCACCTGCAACAGGTGATCCAGTTGTTACACTACCACCAGTAGAATAAGTTACATCAGATCCTGTAATTTCATTTGGTGCTCCTGCTCCTCCTGCAGAACTTGGGCCTCCCCCTGCTCCTGCAGCGGTTGCTCCACCACCACCAGAACCACCACCACTAGCAACACCTTGTGGTGTATTACCACCTGAATTACCTTGAGGAGGATCTTGAGGAGGCGTATTACCTGCTCCTCCACATAATGCTTGTGGGTTAGCTAATCCTGCTCCACCACCAGAACCTCCAGGTCCTCCATCACCACCTGGTTTAGTTGATACTGCTCCACCAGCTCCACCTCCAGATGATGTAATTCCATAAAAAGATGAGTCACCACCTGCGGGTCTACATTCGTTTGATTGAGGAGTTCCTGTTCCTCCTCCCCCAATAACAATTGGATAAGCTCCTGGAGATATATCAAGACTTGAGCCTTGTAAAGGAGAAGGTCCAAAACCAGAAGCTCTATAACCTCCAGCTCCACCACCTCCAGATCCACCTCCACCACCTCCAGCAACTACTAGATAATTTAAAGGAACAGTGCTTTCATTAATATTTAATGTTCCTGAAGATGTAAATTTTGCAAAATAAGAAACACATGATCCTGAAGATATTGCACCTATAGTTGCAACACATCCTGGATTTGAACTAAAAGAAATTCCTCCTGATGATCCTGCTCTTACAACTACAATACCTGAACCACCTGCACCACCTGCTCCACAACTTGGTTTTGGAGGAGCATTACTTCCACCTCCACCGCCACCACCAGTATTAGCTGTACCAGCACCACCTACTGTTGGACTAGTACCAGCACCTATACCTCCACCACCTGGGGCACTAGGTGAATTTGCTCCATAACAACCACATGATGAAGAACCACCTCCACCACCACCAGCAACTGTTATTGCAGTTCCTGTAATATTGTTTGGAACACCATTACCACCATGTCCTCCTGGTCTTGGATGACTTCCTGTTGGATGATTAGAACCAGCTCCACCAGCTCCACCTCCACCACCACCATTAGTTCCACCATTATTTCCTTGAGGAGGACTAACAGGGGGAGTATTTCCAGCTCCTGCTGATCCACAATCACCACCTCCACCACCACCAGAACCTCCAGCTTGTCCAGTGTTAGCAGGTCTTGAACCACCGCCTCCACCACCAGTTGATGTTATTGTTCCTAAAATTGAATCACTACCATTTGTGCCTGCTGATGGGCCACTAGTTGATCCTGCTCCACCTGCTCCGACTGTAACTGAATAACTTCCTAATCCTAAACTCTGTGCTGTACCTTGAAGTGGGCTAGGGCCAAAACTTGATGCTCTATAACCACCTGCTCCACCTCCACCACCAATATCTATACCACCACCTCCACCACCAGCGACTATCATATAATCTACTGTTTCTTCTCTTTTAGCCCATGTTCCTTGATTTAATCTAGATAACTGACTTTTTAAATTCCATATACCACTTGCTTTGTTTAATTCTTTTACTATAACTACTCCTGATCCTCCATTTCCACCACTACCTCTAGAGGGATTAGAATCATGACCAAAACCACCACCTCCTCCACCACCAGAGTTTGTTACTCCTGGATTAGTTTTACATGAAGGACTTCCACCAGCTCCACCACCAGTTCCTCCTGCTCCAGCAGTTCCTGGTAAATTACCTTGATAAAGACTTCCACCACCACCAGAACCTACGACAGTCACAGTTGGACTTGCCATATCTGTTTCTAAAGTTAAACCTGCCCCACCTGCTCCACCTGTATTTGGAGAAGAGCCATCACCGCCA